ACTGATGTTATCTAGCTGTGTCTGTAGCGCAGAGGTGACACCATCAAGGTAGCCAATCTCTGTGCTGCTTACGTTGGCTACTACGGCTTGCTTACCATCTAGCTGTGTTTGTACGGATGTATTAATACCAGCCACATTGTTTAGGTCTGCCGCCGTAGCAGTTAGGTCACTGATTTCTGATACACTAATAGCCCCATCTGCAAGGATACCTGTACCTGCGCCAGTGCTGATGAAGTCTGCTAAATCTCTTGCTTTACTCATGGGGTGTATTCCTTACGGTTTAGTGGGCCAGTCAGCTTCATCAAGGTTAGGCCAGTCAGAGTGACCTGTAATATCACGCAGAGCCTGACGATACGTTGTCATAGCTGAAGTCATTGTTACATCTGACATACCTGTCCAATCCGTATCAGCCAGCAAGCCATCACGTTTAGTGCGGTTTCTCTCCGCTGTACCTGCATCAAGTGCTGTCTGATACGCAGCCTCATGTTGAGCCTTGGTGGTTGTAACACCGTCCTCGTCAGTAGTGTCAGAGAACATCCAAGCTAAGTCCCAGTTCTCTACCCAGTTGCCGTTAGCATCCTGAGTTACACCGTCCCGTACTACTGTTTGGTATGCAGCAGGTGTAGGCTTGGGGGCAGCTAAGACAGCCTCTAGGTTGAGGCCATCCAGTGTTGCTTGCTTCCATGCACGAGGCAAAGATACGTTGCTGTAGTGGCTCCGCCATTGACCTTGGGTCTTAACTTCGCCTGTTTCTGTGTGTCTGTATTCAGCCATCAGATTGATCCTTTCGTGATGCTGTTGATGTTATGCGATTGCGTAGAAGATGTAGGATGCGCCTGATATATTACTATCAGATGTTCCTGTAGCGATATAGTTTACCGCAAAGCCAGATGAAATTGGGTCCACACGGTCATTAGAAGTATCTTGCGCATCCGTGGTATTTAATGACAATCTACTGTCATTCCCTGCGACTATACCTCTTTCTGTATCATATAGATTCCAATCACCCGAACTATCAGTACGTTTGATAAGAACAAACCTAGCACCTGACGTAAAGCCACAGTCTATATTCTGACTTGAGCCGTTACCCGTGTAGGAGCCACACCGACTGATACCATCTAGGCTTGCGAAGAGGTAGGCTATAAAAGTTCCACTAGATGTATTTGTAGAGCCATTACCTAGCGAAAACACGCTATCCGTTGGGGCTGTATCATTCCAATAAGAGGTGCTTGTAAATGGAGCATTAGTGTCCATGAACGTACCTTTAGTCGCACCCAACGACTCCCAATAAGTAATCCAAGAAGAAACACCATCCCTGCGCTTCACCCACATCATCTCAGGTGCAACACCAAGGTTATGGCTTACAGTATGTCCTGATGTCCCGTTGCCCGTGTAGGCCACAACGTCGAAATAGCCCGGCGCACGTTTCCACATCCAAGTATAATCATCTCCAAAGCCAAGACCTACTCCATCACCTACGCCTGTCTGGTAATCGTAGGCCGTTGCCTCAGCAGCCGGTACAGCTATACCTGAAATAGCCTCTGCTTCTGAAGTATTTGTAAACATATATTTTCCAGCGGTAAGTCTTGAACTAATGCCTACTTTTTGAGTACTGCTGTTTATATTATATTTATGAATCGCCATGTCTACAGGTGAGCCTAACACAGCCATAGGCGATTGGGTTGCTGCAAGTAAGTAGGGAGCAAACACCTTAGTCGCATCCTCTGGCACAGCAAGAGGGCCACGGCGTATTGCCATGTAGATGTATTGTGAACCGTTGGTGTTGTATTGACTCTGCGTTTGATTTGGTTTAAAGCCATTGGGAAGTATATCTATTCCCCAGATACCAAGAGTGTTAGCCTCAGGGTCAGAAGTATTCGGCCTTAGAACAGTACTGTATGTACCTTGAGAAGTACCTCTCATCACATCAATTAGTAGCCAATGACCACCATCATCAACTGATTTTATCATTACCAACTGAGGCTCAAAGCCTAAGTCAATCTCAGGCCCATTAGCAGAACCATTACCAGTATAACTACCACACTTGATGACATCAGCATCTCCATCAGGGCCGAACTCACCGTCACCGTCATTGTGTGCGAATAAGTAGGCGACGTATGTTCCGCCAGAGGCGTTAGTGATATTGTTTGCCATATTTATAGTTATGGACGTTGTGCTAGTAGTTAATTCAGTACCTCCGTATGAGGTTGCGGCCCCTGTACCATCTAAAGTAAGATGCTGTGTTCCACCAACAGACCGATGATGAACATACCAGTTATTAGCTGCATCTGTTCTTTTTATAAAAACTGTTCCCACTTCACAGCCTAGAGCATGGTTTAACACCAGACCAGTAGTTCCCGTACCAGTATAAGTCACCACATCAAAGAATTTTTTAGCTTTCCTAAATGTCCAAGAGACAAGATCGTCGCCCGAAGTGTTCGTCTTTAAATCATCACCAAGACTAAAGCCATTAGAGTTGAATGCTGTCAGTGTGTCTGTATCATTAGCTTGTTGAAGGGTTGTATTCGTTTCAATCTTGTAAGTCGCACCACGTTCTGTATCAAATAAAAGATAATTGTTTGCTAAATCCCTACTCTTGAGCCAAACCATACCACCTTCGCCAGCTTCCGCTGCATCAAAGGGGCCGAAGGTAGAGGCAGATGCGCCGCCGTTGCTAACTAAGCTATGACCACTGCTAGAATTGTCAGTGAAAGGTTCATCCCCTTGCAAGGCCAGTAATACTGTACCAGAAACCGCTGTCAGTGCGGCTGTAGGTGTCGTAAAGTTGCTTGTGTACAACGCAGAGCCTTTAACAACACGCACGTTAGACATATGACCTTCTACGTTATAGAGGTTCTGTTCTAATGAACCACCTACTGACCAATTGCTAGCAGGAGTAAGGTAGTTAGTACTATCGCTGTACGTTGATCCAGCTTGAGTTCCGTTTACAAACAATCGAGTTTGACTAGATGCCCTACACAACGCAACGTGTGTCCAAGCACCATTTACAATATTACTGCCTGACCCTGTGATACGATCGGCGCTGCTGTGATGAAAATAAAGTGTTCCACCGCTGTCACTGTAGAGAAAGGGTGAGGCCGTAGAAGCAACTTGTGATGCTGTTCTTTGGTCATAGTACGTGGTGTAGTTTTTATCTACAAACTTATAAACAAAGAACTCAACCGTAAAATCCCCAGTGCCAAACCCAAAGTCTGAGCTACTCGGAACATTCATACGAACAGTATCTGCACCGCTAAAATCTACGGAACCACCACTATTAGATTGACCAAGGTTAATCCCATTCTCAATAACCTGAGTACCACCGTTCCCCTCATAGAGATACGTTGAGAACACATCTGTAATATCAAGTGCAGCACCACCAGTAGCATTACCAGCAGCGGCTTGGAGCATTTTCTTTTTAGTAGCCATAGCTATTTACCCCTTAACCTAATGCCTGCCCAGCTGTGAAACCGTACCAGTTAGTACCGCCATCGTGAGTAGTGAATACAAATACATCTTTAGCTGAAGCTGTAGCTGTCAGCGTCGGTGCGGTAGCGGCAGGCCAATCGACAGTTGAGGGCCATGTAACTGTGTAGCCACTAGCTGAACCGTCTTGGATGATCTCAATGCTAAAGCTGTATGCCGTACCAGATGCAGGTGGATTGCTAAATGTGAACGTAGTGTTCTCTGTCAGTGTGTGGCTAAATGAGTTACCAGCTTCACAGTTTACTGTAGTGGCGTTACTTGCGGATGTAACCGCTGCATAAGTCTCATTGTAGCTATCAGCTATAAACTCACCAGCAACATCTAAGTCACCATTTGCATCTACGTTTACTAACTCAATCCAGTTACCACCGTGTGCGTAGTAGCCTTTGCCAGTAGCATGTACATGGGCAAACATCCCATGATAGCTTGATGCTGATGGCAAGTCAGAAAGCTGCGAATAAACATTCGAGTATGTAATCTTGTTAGCGCCAAAGTCTACATCGCCTGTGAAGGTTGCTCCCGTTAGAGAAGCATAACCAGAGCCAGCGGCTTGTACCGCAGCTACTTGAGTAGTACCTTCTGTCGTTACACGGGCGACTTGCGTTGTGCCTTCAGAAATTACTGAGGCTACCGTGACTGAGGGCGTAAGTGCTTCTACAGCCTTACCAAGAAGCAAGAACTCCTTACCCTCCGTTGTACCTGTGGTTGCATTCATTTTGGTGTTGAGATTTGTCTCAAGAGTAGTTGTATTTAAAGCCATTTTAGATTCCTGCCAATGCTAAAGTTTCTACATCGTCGATCAAAGCATCGACTGTTGTTTTATTGTAGTGGTCTGCCAGTTCAAAGGTTCCGTAAGAAACGATGGAAATCGTATCACCGGAAGCCGCTGCAGAGGCCAAGACCACGTTGGCACCATCTGTTGCGGTAAAGTCTGTAGGTGCTAGTTTAACACCGTTTAAAAATACATCACAGTAAGTGGGATCATACACAGCTGCGAATGAAGTCTGGTTAGCTGAAGCTGTATAGTCCCTACGTTCTGCTGTACCATTGACTGAGCTACCTGCACTTTGGAATCCACTAGAAGATTTAACTTTTAAGATTTGCGCAGTAGTATCAAACCATAAGTCACCTTCAGTTACGTTTGATCCTGTAGGCTGGTTAGCACTTACAAAGTATGTATCAAAGAAGTCAGTAACATTGTTAATGTTTGTTGCTACAGTGTTTACTGCAGCTATATTAGTGGCAGCTAAATTGACATTAGTAATAGAAGTAGCTACAGAATTTATATCCGCTATGTTCGTTGCTATTACTGGTACGTTACCTTGTGTAGCCCAATACTTTGCAGAGAAGTCTGAACCGTCTACTGTACCGGAAGTCTTAACCGCCCAGTCTTGCGCTAATTGTTCTGACGTTGAAGCATTAGACTCAGACGTAGCGGCATTGGCCTCAGATGTAGCTGCCGCCGCTGCACTAGAAGAGGCTGCTGTAGCAGACTGTAAGATACCGTCTACATACACTTTTGTAACAGCATCTGTGTTGGCAGTTGGCGTACCTAAGTTAGTAATCTTGTTGCCGCCCATGCCAAGTGAACCTGACATAGTATCACCAGCACGAGTTACCTGCAAAGCATCTTGCTGATCGGCGTACTGTTTGTTTGCTGCCTCACTGTTGGAGGTTGGCAATGGTAGACCTGTGACCGTAGCACCCGACATAATCAAGTCACCAGTCATGGTGTCACCTGTGTCAGCTACTTTACCAGCTAGTGCGGTAGTCATAGTAGTAGAGAAACTTGCATCATCGTT